GGGCAAATTCAATATTCTCCTGCATCTCTATCTACAAGATTGGGTTACAGAACTGCTGGGTTCAATACTGTTTCAGCAACTTTGAATGATGCATTATATCGTGCCACCGATTACACAAACTTACTTACAGGCATTCCTCTGTCTTTGGGGTCTGTAGTCCCAACAATCAGATATACTGTAGCAAGCAGCACAACTATTTACTTAACTGTTAATGCAAGTTTTGATACTGCTGGATTAAGTGCCTTTGGCGCAATTTATGCAAGGAGAGTTAGATAATGAATATCGTAGATGTTTGTAAAATTAAATACCCCAGTCAAGTTGAATTAAACAATATTCAATTTGGCCAAGACACTCAAGATTGTCCTATTGTCATTAAATATTGGGCGGTTCCTGACATTGCACAGCCAACTGAGGCAGAACTTGAAGCTGAAATCCCACAATACCAACATCAATACGACGTAGAAACTTTTAAATTCGATATCGATAGAAAAGTTAATGACTTACTATTGGCCGCAGCTCAAAGTCGAGGCTATTCTAGCGTTAATAGCATTATTAGTTATGCTGTAAGCAGCAATATCCAATGGAAAGCCGAAGCCGATGCCTTCGTGGCATGGCGTGACCAACTTTTGGAGCATGTTTACATTGAATACATGGCAATTGATGCGGGGGGAGAAATTCCCAACGAAGATGAATTTGTTTTAAGTCTTCCAAAAATAGTGTGGCCATCATGAAAAAGAAACCGTCAGTAGTTATGACTAAAAAGGACAAAAATCCAGAAGGCGGGTTGTCTGCTGCTGGAAGGCGCAAATATAACGCTGCAACAGGCGGAAACTTACAAGCTCCAGTCAGTGCTAAGGCTGCTGCTAAAAGCCCTAAAAAGGCGGCTAGACGGTCTTCGTTCTGTAGTCGTATGTCTGGCGTTAAAGGACCTATGAAAGACGAAAAAGGTCGCCCAACACGCAAAGCATTGGCTCTTAAGAAATGGGATTGCAGATGAAAAAAGAAATCTGGGACAAGCCTAGGCCCACAAAATTAGGCAAACCTAAACCATTATCACCTAAGAAAAAAGCAATCGCTAAGGCATCTGCAAAAGCTGCAGGTCGTCCCTACCCGAACTTGGTTGATAACTTAAAAGCAGCAAGAAAGAAAAAATAGCTAGGCATCTCGCTGAAAGATGCCTATAATATCTCTTTTGATTAAACCCGAATAATTAAAGGAGATATTTATGACCAATCCTAACATTAATTTGCTTGCAAAAAAAGGCGCGGAAGCTAGGTGGACGCCAAAAGCTACACATCAGGGTGTAATTAAAATTATGGGTAAAGAGCTGCCATGTGTTGTGTTAGACGATGGAAGAAGAATAATTACTCATAAATCCATTTTCGATGCGTTTGAAAGACCATCTAGAGGCTCTAGGAAAAAAGATGAAGAAGGTCATGCTATACCACCATTTTTAGAGTCTGGTCGACTTAAGCCCTATCTAACGCAGTCTACGCTTGAGATGATCAAATCAATAGAGTACATCGGGTTAAATGGGTACAAAAATTATGGATATAGAGCAGAAGTTATTCCTTCTGTTTGTGAATTATACATAAAAGCTGAAAAAGATGGTAAATTAACAAGCACACAGCTCAGAATGGCGGAGATCAGCTCACTTATTATACAGTCACTTGCCACCGTGGGCATTATCGGTTTAATCGATGAGGCAACTGGTTATCAACAAATTCGTCCTCGTGATGCGCTTGAGGCTTATTTTAATAAGATACTGACTAAAGAGCTAACTGCGTGGTGCAAAAGATTTCCAGATGAATACTACGAAAATATTTATAAACTTAAAAGCTGGCCAGAATTCTCAACGTCAAAAAATAAATATTCATGCGTTGGGCATTATACTAACGATATTATCTACTCAAGACTGGGTGCGGAAGTACTGGAAGAACTAAAAACTAGAACCCCGGATACTACTAAAACAAAGATGCATCAGTGGTTAACTAATGATGTCGGCCATCCGTTGCTAAGTAATCATATGCAAACTATACTAACATTGCAAAGATTGGCATTGTCGCAAGGATGGGGATGGAATAAATTTTTGTCACTTGTCGACAGCGTGGCACCTAAAAAAAACATACTCTAAAGGACAAATCATGGCAATTTTAAACATTGTAGCAAACGTAACTGGACTTGTAGGCGTTACACCACGTATCGTTTACATTGACACAAATGATACTTTGGCTACTGTAACTACAGCAGGTTATTTGAACAAAGCACAGCAAGATGGCGCAAGCTTAAAAGAATCTGATATGGCTTTAGTCACCATCAAATCCTCCCCAAGCGCTATCAGCGTACAAGTCGCATGGCTTGAAATCAGTTACAGCTCTGGAAATTGGAGTCTTGTTGCTTCTAGCACCACTTTGCCTTTAGCTAATGCTAATATTTTGGTGGGAAACGCAGCGGGAGTAGCCACAGCAGTTTCAATGTCTGGAGATGCGACAATAGCATCATCGGGCGCATTAACAATTGCAGCTGATGCTGTGACTACAACTAAAATCATTAATGCTGCTGTAACCAAAGCAAAACTCGCTACTGCTTTGCAACCTGCGGCAGTTGTTAAGTTTGCTAACAAACATACAGAAGCTGGCGGCTCTGCAACTGTAACTATTACAGCAACTGGTGCGGCTGCTACAGATTTAGCTTTCGTTGCTATTCAATCGAGCGCTAATGCTGTATCGATTCAAAAAGTAACACCTAGCGCTAACACAATTACCGTGCTTTGCTCTGGAGACCCAGGAGCTTCTGTGTTTGCGTGGCAGGCGCTGACGCTTACACCATAATATAAGGCCCCTTAATTGGGGCTTTTTTTTAACCGTAGTTTAATGCAAGGATGTATAAAGCTATGATTAAGCACAACAATAACAAACTTATGTCCAAAAAAAATATCTTTTGGTGTTTTATAATACTAGCAATCCATGCTTATTATTGGTCGTTGTTGTTAATGTTACAAAGTTTGGATAACCTAAATAGCAAATCAAAGATAAAACCATTTTTTGGAAATGGCTATAGGCGAAAATATGAAACAAAAAATATTTAATTATAAAGTAAGAAATGCTTTGCTGGTAACATTCGGTTTTGTTGCTGTAATTTACTTTGGACTATCCATAACTTTACGCGACATCAAAACACATGACGTGGAAATTTTGGAGAAAAGCCCATTGTTTCCTTATGATAACTACGACTACATGATAACCGAGGAAGCCATATACACAGTTGACAAAAAACGTATGGAGATACCAGCATACTTTCGTACTGACTTTGCTAGCATACCCCAAGCGCTTTGGTTCATCGAGGCTCCTTACAAGTCAAGTTTTGTATATCCTGCAATTTGGCACGATTACATGTACCTTTGCAGCAATAACTTATCACGCAAAGATATTGATGACATTTTTTTTTCATTATTACGCTATGAGCAAAACTCTTTATTCACAAGCTTAAAAATGTATTTGGCCGTAAGGTTATTCGGAAGCTCGTATTTTAATAATAACACATGCTCAGACACCGTTATTCAAGAAGAAATGGAGCATAAGTACAAAAAGGAAAACAAACATCATGGCTAACTTTGAATACGCAATAAAAAAAACACTAAAACACGAGGGCGGTTACAATGAGGTTAAAGGCGATGCAGGTGGCGCAACTAATTATGGTATTAGCTTGCGCTTTCTTAAAAGCATTTATAAAACTAATAATTGGGTTGATGTTGATAATGACGGCGATGTTGATGCGAATGATATTAAAAACCTTTCCGAAAACCAAGCCAAGAAAATATATTACGAGCAGTTCTGGCTAGCCAATAAGTGTATTTACATTGAAGATGACGAAGTGGCTGCCAAGTTTTTTGACATGACCGTTAACATGGGTGGTAAACAAGCAGCTAAGTTACTCCAACAGGCTTTAAATCATTTAGGCTATGAGCTTGCTGTAGATGGTGTTATAGGCCAAGGCACCCTAAGCGCAATTAACAAAGCAACAAGTAGCGTACTACTAACCCTATTACGTTTCGAGTGCATCATATTTTATCGTAAATTGACTTTAGGAAACCCAGAATTAATGAAGTTTTTAAAAGGATGGCATGCAAGAGCTATAAGTTAATTTAGAAGGTTAGAGGGCAGGAAACAAGGAGTGAACCTGCCCAAGTTGTGTTCCATACAATGATGACTTTTTCACAACCCAATTATAATATCATAACAGGGAAGTCTATGGCAGAGCGTGACGAGCAAATTAAACTTTTTCAATATTTGAAACTGCATCCAATACTAAAAGACCTAGCATTTAGCATTCCCAACGAAGCTAAACGTAGTCCGATTTTAGGGCGCTTGCTGGTGCGTATGGGGTTGCGAGCAGGTGTGCCTGACATCTTTGTACCCTACAGCTCAAATGGCTACCACGGCCTGTTTATCGAGCTCAAGTGGGGAAAGAATAAACCCACACCAGCACAATCGGAATTTATACAAAGATTACTAGAGCAAGGGTATCAAGCGCGTGTATGCTGGGGAGCTGATGAAGCTATAGATTGTATAGTTGAGTATATGAAATAAACCGCCGTGATGGAGAACACAGCGGCGTGCTTGGACGATTACCAGGGAATATCATCATCGAGAAACCCCGGCTCTTTTAAATTACCACGATTCTCTGCTTTTGGGCTACTAGATTTGTCAGATTTTTTTAATACTTTGAATTCATTGACAAGAATTTCCATCAAACTATTCTCTTTTCCATCTTTGTCGGTAAACTTATTTACTTGCAGCTTCCCTTCCACAAGTACCAAACTCCCAACGTCGCCATATTGCTCCATAATTTCAGCAATCTTTTGAAACGCCTTAACGTTAATCCAGGTTGTCTTTTCCTGTTTTACGCCTTCCTTGTCTTTGTATGTCTCACGATGCGCAATTGATAGCTTAGTTAGCTTTGTGCCGTTTGATAAAACTTTTGACTCCTTGAAACCTATAACCCCGATTAAGCTTACTCGATTCATTTTTATTATATCTCAGTAAATTGATTTGTATTGTCAGTCGCTTGATTTCCAATATCGCGTACTGCCTCGGACACTTTGTTTTGTTTATCTTCTTCGTAAGCTGCTTTATCCTCCACGCTAGTATCTTCTGCTTTATTGATATCATTTTTAACCCTTAGTTCCAAGCGCCGAATAAAGTCTTTTGCGTCTGCTTCTGTAAGCTCGTGCAATTCTTTTTTCTTATAGATTTTTTCAATGCCTAATAATATCCGCTCAAAGCTCATGTCCGCAAGCTGCATTAAACTATCAATACGCTCAACCTGTTCTTCTGTAATCATTGCATCTGGTGCTTTAGATGGTTTTACAGCAGACTCTTCAGTCATATCTTCTGGTAACTCATCTTTGTCATAGGTGCCGATAAAAACATCTTGAAACGCCATGCGTAACGCATGTGCTTCAGCAACTTTTTTAATCATAGTCGCCGGCTTGGTTGTCCACAAACTACGTTTTAAGTCATATTCCTTAAGCTCAACATAGGCATACATTGATTTACTTGATGACCTTCGTTTAACTGTACAATAAGCACCTATAATGCAACCTCTGTCAGTTAAATCATACTCATGCTCAACTTCGCCATGATAGACACGGAACTTGTCATTAGAGTAAACGGCATCTGTTTGATGATAATCATACTCAGCTTCACGTTGCGCAACTTTACGATAACCGTCACGAGCAACAATAATTTGCATAGCTGCCGTGCCATTCTTCAAACAATAAATTTCTTTTGTAAATGGGTTTAGATTCATCGAACGACAAGTATTAATAAAGGTTGTAAACTCGGCTTTAGTTAATTGCGCAGGGCATACAGCTCTAATATCATTTAGAACTTGTTCGTTATCCCAATCTAAAACAGGTTTTGTGCTCATCATCTAATCCTTAATCAAAAATGTTCTGTTGCCACGATTATTTGCTTTCCAACTAACTAGTACTTTGCCGTCGTTGTCCACCATGTATTCGCTGTCTTGCATGTAATTTTTAATAATTAACTCTTGCTCAAGACGCTGAAACTTAAGTAAGTTTTCGTTTTGTTTAATTTCAGTGAGCTTTGTAATTGCATCAAGGCTATCTCGATTGTAAACAATAGACTTATCCAATGCAGCTTTGTATAAATACTTCATGTCTTCATTAGCTGCCTCAGGTTGTTCGCCCGATTGCACCATACCCCAGAATTTATGACATGCCTCAAGGATTTCGTCTTCTAGCCATTCGTTGCGCTCATAGACATACTCACGGTAATCCTGACCACCGATTAAAACCGCACAGTAAGCCTTAGGAGCGTTTTTTAGCATACAGTAATACGCTATCTGCAATACATAGCGTTTCGGTATCTCTTGGTCTTTCTGACCCCATTCATGAGCAGTGAATGCATTAGCTGTCTTAATCTCAAGAACGGCATTTTCATCTGGAATAAAACCATCTAAGTTGCCAAGCATGTATTCGTATTTGGGGTGATAAATTGTGTCAGGTTGTTCAACAGTTAAGTTATTGCGTTTAACAAATTCTTCACGCACTATATTCTCAAGCATTGAACCCCAATAGGCTTGCGGGCTTTGTGACTCATCAAATATAAGTTCGCCACGTTTTTCTAGCCAAAGTTGCACAGGTGTTTTAAATGATGAATAGCCCATGATAATGGGAACGTCGCTACCACCAATGCCTTTCCGTCTAGCCGATTTCTGTTTTTCGGTTATCATTTTCGTCTCCTTGTTTTAGTAAAATTAGTTTAACATAAAGCTTGTAAAAGTAAACTGGTTTGTCTATGATAGATGATAAAAAAGGAGTAGAAAATGACATTAGATGAAGTAATGCGGTACTATAAAAGTTACTACGAGCTAGCCAAAGAGCTAAACATTACACCACAAGCGATACAATATTGGCGCAAAAAAAAGCATGTGCCATGGGTGCATCAATTAAACCTCGAAAGACTTAGTGACGGCGTACTTAAAGCTGACGCGGAAAACATGCACAGCATTAAGCGCAATCGTGAAAGGAATAATAATAACAACAACAAGGAGTAATAACTATGATAAAAGCTTTAGCGTGGTCGATGAGACAGCACCCCGACACCATAACAAGTTTAGAAAAGCTAGTGTTAATCGGCTTGTCTGACATGTGCGATGACGAGCAGATAGTACGCGTGTCATTGATAAAACTTTCTAAGTTTGCAGGCATTGATAATGATGTTGTCGAGGAGTGTTTAAACAAATTATCGGCAAAGGGGTTTATTAAATGCCTTGATGATGAAACAGGCTTCGAATGCATGCCATGTTATAAACTGATAATAACCAGATAGATTAAAAGCGTGCTTGAGGGAGATTCAGGCACGCTAAACTGACAAAGGATTTTCTTAAGCTTGTTGTATTTAGAGATTTTAGATGCAAAGTTAGTATAACTAAATTTTTAGTAATATCAATATTTTAGCAAACAAAAAGGATATACTATGTTGTAATAAAAAAGCATCCATGCTTTCCCGACTGCAATCGGGATTGTTTCATACAACTTTTCACAAAAGGAATTATATTATGCTGCATCAATTTTGTCCAGCAATTGCAAAAGAATTTGGCGTTAATACTGCAATCTTTTTACAAAACATGGCGTATTGGACGCATACTAATCTAGCTAACACGCGCAACATACATGACGGTTACTGCTGGACATACAACACCTTAGACGCATTCACAGAACTTTTCCCTTATTTCACAAAAAAAATAGTAAGAAACATTATCGATAAAGCCATTAAAGATGGGCTTATGATTAAAGGCAATTACAACCAAACAAAATATGACAGAACTGTTTGGTACGCTTTGACCCCAAAAGCATATTTATATTTTAATCAGCTTGTAAATCCTAAATACTTAAACCTACTGGGAGAAGCCTTCAAGGCCATATGCCCCACAGGGCACATCGATATGTTCGAAAGGGCACATCGATATGTAGAAAAGGGCACAACTATACCAGATATAAAACCAGATAATAAAACAAATACTACTAGCGTTTCATCCGAAACGCCCGAAGTTGTCACTGAAGTTTTAGATGTTTATCATGAGATAATGTTTGACATGCCAAAGGTTAAACATGTCACCAACAAATTGAGCGCAGCAATAAAGCGATTAAAAAAAGAATGGCCAGACATTAAAGGCGTGCCACTCACTTCTGAGGCATTGGCGAAATACTTTGAAGGCATTAGAGACCTTGCGCCCTGGATGACAAAAGCTTATACAACTAAATCAGGCTACAAAAAAAGAAACAGTCTTATTAATTTAATTCGTATAGACAATATTAAAAGCTTTTACAATGGAGATTATTGTGCAGAATAATCATGAGTTAGAGCGTAAGATTTTAATCTGTTTAACATCAAGCAATGTTGATGACAAAATGAAAGAGCTTTGCTTTCTGCGAGTAAAGCCAGAGTATTTTTACAAGCCAATTCATCGTGAGCTATACATCTATGTTTATAATTGCCATAGCACCAAACAACCTTATGATGTGATTGAGCTTCTTGTGCATTATCGCTTAGATACCGGCATGCACGTGCTTCTGCATAGCTTTATTCAGGATTCAATGCAAAATGTTTATTTGCTCTATGACACTGACATAGACAAGCTTATAAACACTTACACGCTTACAAAAAAAGTTAATGATACTAATGGCCTTTTACAGCGCGTGAGTAAAAACAATGACGAATTAGAGGCGTTACAAGAATTATCAAGCGGTCTTGCTGATATCGTTAACTTTGAGGTTAATCAAAAATCAGGCTTACTTAGCGTGCAAGATGCAGTGTCAGAGCTGATAAACAACCCTAAACAAAATACTAAAATTAAAACAGGCACCAACCTTGATAACTTTATCGGGGGTGGTTTCATGCCAGGCAGTCTCGCGTCTTTTATTGCTCAGCCACGAATGGGTAAAACGTTTTTCAGTATTTATCTTTTTGATGCAATTCTTACAGCTAACCCAGGCACCAGGGGATTGTTTTTTAGTCTTGAAATGCCAATCGAACAAATTATACAGCGCCATACAGCGCTAAAAGGTAATCGCATCTATGAGTGCTTAAGTGACGAACAAAAGCACGATGCCTTTGCTAAACTTATGGCAATGGACTACAAAATCTGTGATGCGTTTACATCGCCCAAATCTACAGATTTAGAATACATTTGCAACTACGCAAGAATTGAGGCAGCACAAAATCCTGTTAGTGTAATTGTTATCGATTACATGACTAAGATTGACACTAGACGCAAGTTTGACCGTGATGACCTTAAGTATAAGTTTATTGCGTCTGAGCTGGCTAACCTGGCTATTGAATTGAAATGCGTGATTATTAATCTAATGCATTCTAATCGAACCCCGGCCGATAGACCGCCAAATGATAGATGTCCACAGCTCACGGATGAGGTGCAGAGTACAGGCGCAGGAACATCAAGTGGGTACTTCTTCGGGATTGACCGACCTGAATTACACGTTAACAGCGATGATTGGCAAAGAGACTATAAAAATCTGTTTGTTTTGGCTTGTCGTAAAAGCAGGTTTTGCCCAGAATTTACATTAGTCACTAATTTCAACGCTGGGCTTTTCGGGAATGTTTTTGGTTATTATTCACTTAAGCAGATGAACAAAAAATCACCTAACGACTACTGATGAACATTAGCTTATTGCAGAGCATGTTGAGACGCTCAACAGTAGCGTCATGCTCTTGCGCTAAAACAACTCGATTTATAAGCGCCATTGCTTCACCAAGTATAAAGGCCATGAGTTCGCCTCTATTCGCAATGACAATTTCAGTTTTTGGTTTGATGGTGGGTACACTCTCAACTTTAGCAATTTTGGGTTTGCTTGAACTTTTGCGCGGCAGTTTACCGGCTTTAATATCTGCTATAGCTTGTTCACAAAGCTTTATTTCTGCTTGCTCAACTTCTTTCAGTCTACGCAATGCGACCATTCTGTGGTATTTTATGCCCATTTTTGCAGCAATTAAAGTTGCTTTTAGTCCCGATTCGGTGACTAGTTTGTCAATTGGTGAGCGGTAGTATTGTTCTGTCATGTGTATATCCCTGTTTATACCCTCTAAAAACGATTTTAAAGGGTGTAGGTTGCAATAAAACCCCAAGGTAGTACAAAGCCCTAGGGTTGGTAATAAAAACTCTGTAACTGCTTTATACTCAAGCGATGCTTTCGATGCTGCGCTTAAAATGGGTTTTCCTGTTTGTCCGTAATTAACCCAGGTTTTTGTAAATTATGTTTTTGTGCTAAATAGTCATGCCCATTGACGTAAATACTATCACCGCACTTTGATACTGATTGTAGATGTACATCACTATCAGCAAGCACTGTTTTAATAAATGCGTCTAAATCTATGCTATACACAAACTCAAGCACGTTTTTTTTGTTGATAATCAAATAGTTCATTGTTTTCCCCTTGTTTTGTTGTAATTAATCGTTTTTACTGCGTAGTTTTAACCAGGCGAAGAATTTATCTTCGTCAATTAGGACTTTTTTACCGTCTTTGATGATTGCACCTGACGCAAACAGACCGTTATCATATTGGTTAAAAATCTTGTAGCGCAAACCGCCATAAGTTAAGTATGGCCAGCGTTCAGCAAATTGTTTAACTGTAAAAAGTTGCATATTATTCATTCCCGCAATGTCTTTTCATTAAAATTAAGTCATCGATGTAAGTATCGAGATGGTCTCGTAGATTGTCGATTGTTTGAGTTGATATCTTATTGTTTTGTTCTATCTCCGTTTTTATTGTATCAACGCAGCCAATAGCGTAGGCGAATTGGATTAAAGCGTTATTTATTAAGTGTTTAGTATCCATATTATTCCTTTGTTGTTATTAAATATCGTAATCATCGGGCGATGGCATGAGTTTAAAGTAACCGTCATCGTCAATTGTGTTTACCCATGTTATTTCTTGCCTGTCAAACCAAGCATCGAAAAGTTTATCGTAAGCTTTCGGGAATTTAAGTAAAACTTCCGATGGGATAAACTCCATGTCCTCGATGAAAATTTGTAAATTAGTAGCGTCTAAGTATTCGTGAAACATATCGTGTATGTCTGTCATATTCATGTTAAGCCCCTACGCTCAAGCAATCTTTTGATGCTGAGCAATTGTTTGTATATATTGTATATGATTGTTATTGATTGTCAAGTGTTAGATAAACTTAACATTATTTGGATTGTTCCACTAATAAACATTTCTTTTGACATTGCATGCTATGTCTTCAAGAAACTCCCAGTTTATGCCAATGCTTGCATCATGGTTTTTTTTAGCAATTTGCAATACTTGAATAGCTTGTTCATCAGTTAAATCAAAACCCAATGTATGGACATCAGCCACGCACCAACGAATCTCAATATAAGTTCCTAATTTCTCATCATGTTTAGTCACCATCTCTCTTCTCCCATGTGGGGCTATGCCCCTTTATATTGTTTTATAATGGTAGGCCGTAGCCCGCAAGATTACACTTTAAAATTGTGATAGTCGTTTGCTGGAACGAACACCATGGCATCAGGGTTAAGAGTTGCGCCATAGAATTCATGAGACCAGTTTAATTCTGTTGCTAACAATTGAGCAGCTAAGGCCATGTTATCTTTGTAATCTAATTCGCTATTGAAGCTAATAGTAAGTGATTGGCCGTTAGGCGTTGAAGCTTTGTAACGTAGCCCTTTTGTGTCTGTTGCTGCTAATGTTTTAACAAGTATTGCGTTCATGATATCTCCTTAATTGTTTTATAATGTTGTCGTTATGTATGCATTATAGTAAAACTAGTTTACTATGTCAACACGTGACAATCAAATATTTAGATATTTTGTAAATATTATTGTTGCGTGTTATCATGAACTAATCGTATAAAGAGTTATCAAGTCAAGATGTGTATGATTTAACTAATGATGTTAACGTTATACACAAACTTATAAACAGATTTTGGGGATAAGATGGCGTATGTAAGATGTGATGCTTGCAGAGGACAAAAGAAAGTTAGAGCGCTAGGGTGCTTAATGAAACGCTGTTTTGAGTGCCAGGGAACAGGATACTTGGAAGTTGAAGAGCAAGAGCAGTTTGAAAGCGATAAACAAGCTGAAGTTAAGCAAGCTGTTGAAGTGAACGAAAATAAAGAAGAAGTAGCGTTGTTAAGCTCAGACGCTGTCTTCAATGCTTCGCAATCCGAATCTACTAAGAAATCAAGATTTAAGAAAAAGGATTAGTCATGCTAAAAAAAGAACTATCGGAGTTTCAACAAGAATTAGCTGATAAAATATGCTCAATTGTTGCTACACATACAGATAGTTTGGAAAAATTAGTCGAAAAGTATGATTTACCGCCAGTTAATACAATTTATGATTGGTTGTGGAAAGATGAAGCATTTTCGGGCAAATACGCAAGAGCTAAGCAAGTACAAGCACAAAGAATGGTTGATGAATTGGATAAAATTGCGTCTGAAAAGTTGTATTATGAAGATGATAAAGGAAATAAACGAGTAGATAGTGGTTATTCGCAATCACAGAGATTGATAGCTGATACTAGGAAATGGATTGCGTGTAAGTTAATTCCGAAAGTTTATGGCGATAAGCAAACTATCGAGCAAACAGTCACAGTTAAACACGAAGATGCACTAAAAGAACTAGAATAATGCAACGAACGACATAGAAGCCCATAGCGGGCTTTTTTTGTTTCTTGAGTAAATGTATTACCTAGTATGAGATAATCGCTTGTAGAGCTTCCTAGGAGGTCGGATATTTGGTTGGTCGGGGATAATAGTTAGCAGACACATCTCGGACAACAATAAAGATATTGTGCTAATAATGATTGATAAGTGTTGACACGTGTTAACGGTAGTTATATAATGTTGTCATTAGATGATAAAGCAATTACAGGAGATGATATGTTAACATTAGCTCAAGTGCTTGGCATGATGTGGTGCGGCGCAATGATTATGATGATTGCTCACGATATAGCAAGCTAGATAAGAATGACATAGAGATGGCAGGGAGATAATCCCTGTTTATTTTTGTGCAATTTGTAGAAATGAGACTGAATGGAAATGTCTGTAGAAAAACGATTGCCCTTTTGAAATTAAAATTTATATTTATAGTACCCCCTATTTTTGCCTAGCTATAATTTTCAAATATCAAAACAATGTTTAATTAAAAAACATCTTACAAAAAATCCCCACCCAAAATTCTACTTGCCCAAAACACTGTTCTTTTTATTATCACCGCCATCATTACTCTAATACGGACAACGATGCGTAGCTTCGAAAGCATAGCTTGAGCAGGATGTACTGCAAAGCTTTGTCCAAGCATACAGTTCGTTCATTCTGGATTATGTATTCGGCTATTCTGGATGTAATTTCGCTTTATTTCTTCAATATCAAGGCAAATAGAATCAAGTACGGCAGTAATTTGCTTAACCGCTTCACAAATCCTGTTTGTCATTTCGTGTTGCTCTGATGTGAAATGCTCTATAGCGCACTTAATCACTTCTTCTGTTCTATCATCCATTGTTTTCCCCTTATTTAGTTTTAAAAAAATCAGCCCGACAAACAGAAACATAACTTTCTTCTCTGCCTATTTGAACTTGGTCGCCTTCGTCAATACGCTTCCCATCAGCGTCTATTCTGATGTTCATCGTGGCTTTCTTACTACAAGAGCAGATGGTTTTAATCTCTATGATTTCATCTGCCAATGATAATAGGTACTTACTACCTTCGAAAGGTTCTCCCATGAAATCAGTGCGCAAACCATAACACAGCACTGGAATATCAAAAGTATCGACAACACCAGCCAAGAAGATAACCTGGCTCTTGGTAAGAAACTGCGACTCATCAACAAAGACACATGACACGCCATCAAACAAACTAGCATCCAAACTGTTTCCATCGTACACAATTGCATCTCTTGTTAACCCTATCCGCGATTCTATTCTTGTTCTTCCGACAACAGCAGGGATGAGCGTGAGTACACGCATCCCCCTTTCCTCATAGTTATGCGCAGCCTGTATAAGACTAGTGCTCTTTCCGGCATTCATAGCGCTATAGTAAAAGTATAATTTCATATTGCCTCATGCGCACAATTAACAAGTTTAATAAGCAAGATAATCAAGTGCGTCATGTTCCGCTTTTCTTAATGCAGCTAACCGCTTAGCTTCTTTACACAACATTAACCAATTAGGTAGCATGGTGTTCATGATTAAAAGTATCTGGCTTAAGTCGTCTGCATCTCTTGTGTTGTATAATTTAGGGTTGGTTTCAGCGGTTATTGTATAAAGATTGTCTATGTGTTTGTAAAACTCATCATACAAGTCATTAATGTTTTTAGTGCTCACGATAAACCCCTGCTTTTTTAGAGGAAAAATACTCCCGACTAAACTTAGACATGTACCCTAAAAATTCACCAGCAACGTTATCTCTTACATCATCATCTGTGTTGTCAAGCAATGTTACAAACATTGAATTAATTAATGCTTCCGCGCATTTAAAAAACACTTCATGACAATCATCTTCTGGAATATGATATTCCACTAAGAACTCTTCAATACACTCAAAGTTTTTTATCATCATAATAGTGACAAATTTTGTCATGTCTTGCCTTAAATCTTCTGTCATATTCACTCCTTTTTATTTAGAATTCAGATAATAACAGACTAACTAAAATATCGCCATGGATGAACGAGAAAGAGCCATAAGACAAAAACTTAAAGATAATTTTCAGCATTTTGCTTCCAAATGTTTAAAAATACGAGCCAAGGATGGAAAAATAGAACCTTTTCAGCTTAATCGCGCACAACTTTACATACATTCCAAATTAGAAGAGCAACGACAAAAAACTGGTAAAGTAAGAGCCGTTATTTTAAAAGGACGACAACAAGGCGTTTCTACTTACATTGGCGCAAGATTTTATCATCAAGTAATACACCGTCACGGTACACAAGCTTTCATACTAACTCATGCCATGGACGCTACACAAAACTTATACAAAATGGCGCAACGTTATTATGAAAATACGCCAGTACTGGTTAAGCCTGAAGTAACCACGTCTAACGCCAAAGAATTAATTTTTGGAAAACTAGACAGCGGTTACAAACTAGGTACCGCAGAAAACCAAGCAACAGGACGTTCAGCAACAATCCAGCTACTACATGGCTCTGAAGCAGCATTCTGGGCGCATGCTAGTGAACATGCAAAAGGTATTTTTCAGGCGGTGCCCAATGCCATTAACACTGAAATTATATTAGAATCCACAGCTAACGGCGTTGGTAATTTTTTTCATCAGATGTGGCAAAAAGCAGAAGCCGGGGAATCGGAATTTATTGCTGTGTTTGTGCCATGGTATTGGCAAGAAGAATATGTATTACCACTACCAGAAGGCTTCCTGATGACCATAGAAGAAGAGCGTTTGGCAGAGCAATACAATCTTACCCCCGAACAAATAATGTGGCGCAGAAATAAAATAGTGGAGTTTAGCGTAAATGGAGCAGACGGTGAACGGTCATTCATGCAAGAGTACCCATGTTGTGCGGCAGAATCTTTCCAATTATCTGGCGAAGATACGTTCATTGACACAGAGCTTGTCATGCAAGCACGCAAATCTAATTACAATGACTATGTTGGCCCTTTGCTCATTGGGGTTGACCCAGCTCGTTTTGGCTCTGATAGGACAGCTATTATCCGCAGGCGTGGACGCATTGCGTACAAGCTTGAAACCCACGTTAAAAAAGACACCATGGAAATCACAGGAATGGTTCATCGTATTATCATGGAAGAACGCCCGGCAAAAGTATTTGTAGACGTAGGCGGCTTAGGTGCTGGTATTGTTGACCGTTTGAAGGAATTAGGTCACGATAGTATTGTAGTAGGCGTTAACGCTGGAAGTTCACCATTAAACCAATACAAGTATAACAATAAGCGCGCTGAAATGTGGGCAGAGCTTAAAGCCTGGTTAATGGATGGTCCGGTCAAAATACCAGATAGCGATGAATTACATAGTGACTTATGTGGTGTGCGATATCGCATAGACAGCAACTCTCGTTTAGTCATGGAGAAAAAAGAAGACATGAAAAAACGCGGCGTACGCTCAAGTGATTGTGCGGACAGCATATGCTTAACATTCGCACAGCCTGTAAGCGCAATAATAAATTTTACACAATCTAAACAAATTGCTGGTACAATTTTAAGAACGCAAATGGCACAAATAGAAGCACGAGGAATAATCTATGGCTCAGGTGAATAAAACCGCTCATGAGAACTTAGAGCGTATCAAGGATGATATTGGTATGGCTTATAAGTACTTTGAAAAAAACTACAAGCGTTACCACGAATTCCGTAAATACATCTTTAAGGAATCAATTAACGAGCAAAAACGCTCTGCTATGATTCAGCTACAAAGACCAGTACTAGAATTTAACATTCTGGAAGCTTATATATCAAGATTACTTGGTGAGTTTGCTCAAAATGAGCCTAGCATCACTGTTTCACCTGCTGAAGGCGTGCAAATACCCTCAGAAGTACTCAAGATTACTGAAGACCATATTCGCCACGTAACTTATACAGCCAACAAAGACTCATTTTCTTGGGATACTTACAAAGATTTATTATCTGGTGGGTTTAGTGTTGCTAAAGTATGGACTGATTACTCTAGTCCTATGAGCTTTCATCAGCAAATTTATTTAAGTCGCGTATTTGACCCAACGCTTTGTGGATTTGACCCGGCAGCACGTACACCACACAAAGGCGATGGGCAATACTGTTTTGAGCTTTTCCCGATGACCGTTAAAGATTTTGAACGCGATTATCCAGACGCTGATTTAAAGGGCGTAGATTTTGCTAGAAGCATTGAAGGTTTTAACTGGTCATACGCAAACGTGGAAGACAAAAAAATTATTTTAGTCTGTGATTACTTTGAAAAACGCAAATACAAACGAAGAATTGTGCAATTAGCTGACGGTAGAACCATGACCATGAAAGATTATGAGCGCATGGCGGAGCACTGGCAGGAGCAAGGTTACATTGAGCAGCTACCGGTTGTTGTTGGCAAACCCCGATGGACAATGCTAGAGAAGATAGTTCGTTATCGCTTAATTGAAAACCAAGTGCTGGAGTTTGAAGAAACCGATTACACTTATTTGCCGTACGTTTTTTTTGATGGGCATTCTATTGTGTTAACCGAAGGTACATCGAACAACACCTTCCAGATGACAAGACCTTATGTTTATCACGCTAAAGGCATTCAAGATTTAAAAAACTTTGCCGGTATTTCATTGGCAAACTTCTTGGAAAACCAAATACAGCACAAATTTATTATCAAAAAAGAAGCTATACCTCAAGAAAAAGACTACATTGAAGCATTAAACAACGTGCAGCGTGCTAATACCGTTGTCGTAAATGCCTATAGTGAAAACGACCCGAACAAACCAATCCCAGACCCAATTAGAGAAGTGGTTAACGTTGGTGCTCCACCAGAAATCATGGGCGCATTCCAGGTGACTGACCCGACCACACAAACTATTCTAGGCTCGTATGCGTCAAATGTTGGTAAAGATGAAACTAGGATTTCAGGGAAAGCGGTAATTGAATCCGCTACGCAAGGGAATGCCGCTGCTATGCCTTACATCGTAGGGTATCTGCAAGGCTTAACGCAAGTAGGCAACATCATTGTTGATTTGATACCTAAATACCTGGTAGGTAAGCGCACACTACCTTTAGTAGATAGCGCTGGCGAACAGTATTATCAGGACGTTAACATGGAAGGCCAGCCAGTACTTAACTATGGCGACAGGTCTGTTAAAGTAAACATTGAAGCTGGCGTAAACTTCCAAGTACAGAAAAACCGTGCCTTAGAGCAAATTATTGCATTAATGAATGCATCGCCACAGTTCGGGCAATTTATTAATAGTCCATCGGGCTTAAAGATTCTTATTAGCAACCTAACCATCTATGGCGCAGATAGACTTCAAGAAGCTGTAGAGCCGTTCTTACAAGAGCAGGCCCAGCAACAGCAACAAGCCATGCAAATGCAGCAACAAGCTATGATGCAAAACCCACAAATGATACGCGCACAAGCTGAGATGATGAAAGTGCAAACACAAGCCCAACAAAATCAAATTGAAAATCAGTTTGAAATTGCGCGCTTAAGCACTGAAAAAGAACTTGCCGATGCAAAAATACTTGAAGCTGAAGCAAAAGTGTCGCAAGCTCAAATAGACAGTGCAGTACGTCTTGAGGAGTCGCAAACCAGTCTTGAGGTGCATGCATTAGAGTCAGCGGCTAAAATGGCTGAGGTCAATCAGCGCGCACAAGCGCATGACATAGATATACAAAAAGGCATGAAAGAGTTAGTCGGAGAGCAAAGTGCACAGTCTTCTGAATAAAATACTGCAAGGAATGTATGGTTATGGGGTAAATCCAATTGTTCCTGAAAGAGGTTTTCCTGGAATGGTTAAGCCTGGAAATATTGATATTTATAATCGCCCTTTAGTAAAAAACCCAAAAGGTGGCACGAGCACTGCTTATTCTATGGGTGTTAATTTAGATGGTAATGAATATTTGATACCTAGAGTAACTGATGACGGCAAAATATTATCAGAAAGAGAAGCTGTAGCGCATTTTAAAAAAACTGGAAAGCATTTTGGGATATTTGAAAGCCCAGAAGCATCAACGCAGCATGCCAAGTACTTACACAATCAACAAAAATCTTTTTATAACCTATAAGGACATAAAATGAGCAAATATAAAATCACTGAACACCATATTACACAGCCTGGCGGCGTAGAAAAAATGAAACGCGATGGTTACACTCGAAGTGAAATTATGCAAACCATGTATAAAGTTACAAGCGGCGCATCTAAGGACGAGAGAAACAAAATTGTTTCTGACTTATTCAGGAAAGATTGATGAAGACGTTGCTCAAGGACGAAAGCGGTTCTGACATTGTATTGCCGCGCGTAACAGACGTGCAGCCTGTTGCTAACTGGTGGATATGGAAACCAAATGGCATGTTTGAGCGCGCTATAGCGCTTGTAATATTTGATTATTTTGAGCCTGAAATGGAAGTTATTGAGCAATCTACCGCCCTAATGGGTGTTTCTGATTTGGGCCTTGCATCAATGGTTGAAATTTTAAGCGAAGAGCGTAATTATATATATTCTGAAACTTACCCTGGAAGCTAATCATGAAAAAGAAAGCACCTGCAAAATCAGTAAAACATATGGATGTGGCACAAGACAAAAAACTTATTTCTAAGATGATTAAAAAATCTGAAAAGAAAGATGTCAAAGAAGATAAATCCATGATGAAAAAAATGATGAAGGGGAAATGCAAATGAAACAAGTAAAAAAAGAAATAAAAAAAGGCATGCTTGTAAAAGGCAAAGCAGCCGCCACCCCTAAAGGTATGTCTCATAATGTTAAAGTTATGGAAAAGGCCGGTTATTCCAAAAAAAGAGCAATCGGAGCAAGTTATGGCGAAGTTGGCATGGAAAAGAAAGCCCGCAAGGACGAATCTAAAGCAATGAAAGCCAAAGGAAAAAAATCATGCCGCTGAAATCAGGTAAAAGCCGCAAAGTTGTATCTGAAAATATAAAGACAGAAATAAAAAGCGGCAAGCCGAAAAATCAAGCGATTGCCATAGCCTTGTCTGAAGCAGGCTTATCTAAAAAGAAAAAGAAATAACATTCGCTGTTCGAGGTTCGCGAATCACGAACAGTAGATGTTTCAAGTGAAACATTCGCAAGTGCTTGACACAAAATGTTTCTATAGTGAATAATTAGCTTATTACGTTCCCAAACGACAACTTGGGCGCTACTATACAGCGTAAAGTATTGGATTACGGTGACACCGACAGAAGTCAAAAAACGAGGGTTTTATGGAAGAAGTAAAAGATATTGTTGAAAATAATCCTGAAGTACAAGAGCAAGTATCTGCTCCTGTTGACGATGTTCAAGCACCTAGATTTAATCAAATACAGATGAATGATGTTGTCAAAAGGGAACGAGAACGAGCTTATGAAAAAGGAAGATTAGCAGCTATGCAAGAATTACAAGCGCAACAACAGCAACAGCAGCAACCACAAGGGCAAAGTCTTGGAGGTATGCAGCAGTTTAGCCAAGAAGATATTGAGCGCATGATTCAAGAAAAAGCTACTCAGGCAACACAAGAACACATCCAATCACAATTAGCAGAACTAAAGCAACAGCAGATGGTTAATAGCTTTGTGCAAAAGATGGAAGTTGCCGAGCAACAATATCCAGGGTTAGAACAAGAGCTTAACCAATTGAATTATAACGACCCAAGAATTCATGCGTTTATCGGCATGGTAAATGACTTTGAAAATACTGGCGAAATAATGAAAGAGGTTTTGGATAATCCATACAAGTTGTCACAGATTTTGTCTGATATCCAATCACAGCCTTATCTTGCACAAAAAAACTTGCAGAAGTTATCAGCAAGCATTAAGCAGAATCAGCAGGCAAAAGCTGAAGAAGCACAAGCAAGAGACCCATACTCCCAACTAAAACCTTCGACAAGTGCCGGAATGGATAACGGTAGTATGTCGGTGTCTGATTTTAGAAAGATGTTCAAAGGCTAACCGTCTAACGTTGTCCTTTCCGGTTGAAAGATGATTCATTATTTTAACCGGAGAGTGCAATTATGCCAGCTACACCAGTCAACGTACTTCAAACAGTACAAACCTATCAAAAAGCAGAGCTTGCTTGGTTATTAAATAGCTTCGTAGGTATTTCTTTAGCTAACAAAAAGTTTAAAGACTTTAACAAAACAGCACCAAGTAACTTAGGTGACACTGTAACCTTCGATACAACCCCACGATTTATTTCTTATCCTGGTCTTATTATCACTCAACAGCCTTCTGTTCAACGCGTGCAATCATTAATTTGCTCACAAGCTGCTAACGTGTCACAAGGGTATACCGACCAGCAATTTATTTTCAATGTAGAAACATACATGGACCGCTTTGGTATGGCTGCAATGAAAGAGCTAGGAACAAACGTTGAGTCTGACATTCTTAAAAACTTTGTGTCAGGCGTAACTGTAAACGACCCACAATCTGCTAATTTAGGCGTAACCCAGTACAAGTCTGGTCCTTTCCGTTTCTATGGCGATGGAATTACCCCAATTAACAGCTTTACACAATTGGCGCAATCTGTTGCTAACTTCCAAGATTTTGGTGCAGCTACACATAAAATGTGCGCTATTCTGCCAGTTGCTAACATTCCAGCAATCGTAGGTAGCGGTTTAAACCAATTCGCTATGGACAGAAACAATGACTTAGCTACTAGCTGGACTTTAGGTAAATTTGCTGGCGCTGATTGGTATGAGTCAAACCTATTACCAGTTCACGTATCAGGAAGCATTGCTGAAGCTGCTGCACCTGCTAATGTCATGACTGTAGTATCAGTAAATGACCCTACTGGCGCAAACATTACTAGCATTACTTTTAGTGTTGATGCTTCTGTTGGTAACGATGCTAACGCTGTTAAAGCTGGAGATTTGTTCCAGTTTAATGATGGCGTTTCTGGAAAACCAAATTTAAGATTCTTGACTTTTATTGGTCATCAACCTTGCCAGCAGCCAGTTCAGTTCCGTGCAATTGCTGATGCTGCAAGTTCTGGTAACAGTGTTACTGTGCAATTACAAACCATCAATGATGTTGGTTTAGTATCTGCTGGCAACCAAAACCAAAACTTAAACGTAGCAATCCAAGCTGGCATGACTGTTACTCCAGTGCCAAGTCATAGAGCAGGTATCTTGATGTCTGGCGACCAGTTCTACTTAGCTATGCCACGTCTACCAGATGAGTCTCCATACACCACCGTAAGCACTGTTGACCCAGATTCTGGCGCATCTATTCGCCATTACTTTGGTTCTCAGTTCGGTTTAAACAATCGCGCTTACGTTCGTGACGTGATTTACGGCTCAACCTTGGTTGCTGAAAACTCATTACGTTACGCATTTCCATTATAAGCTTAGGGCGGCATTAGCCGCTCACCTTAACTTAAGAGGATAATATTATGACTGTTTACAAATCATTTAATCAGGCGCTCTTCCCTTACGCTTACGGCCTAGGCTTGAGTAACAATGCTACAACCCCTAACACAAAGTTAGATGTAGCTGTTGGAAGTATTTTAGATTCTACTAAAACTTTCCAAATTAACTTAGACGAAAGTGTTACTATTAATGCCGCTGTTAACGGCTTAAATGGCTTAGACACAGGCTCTTTAGCAGCTAGTTCTTTATACTACGTGTATTTAGTTTCTAGCCCAACAGGTGCCGGCGTAGTTGGCGCAATGATTTCTTTATCAGCTACCCCATACTTACCTTATGGTTACAGCGCCTATGCTTTGATTGGTTATGTTGCTACAGGCGCAGGCTCTACATTCCTGAAAGGTTACTGGACTGACGACAAGTCAAGCTGGCGCACCTTTATGTATGACGCACCTCAAGCTACTGCAATCACTGCTGGTAATGCAACTTCTTACACTGCAATTGATTTAAGTGCTTTTGTTCCTGCCGTTGCGAGCACCCCTGTGTTTATTGATTCAGCGTTGACACCTGCTGCTGCAAGTCAAACCTTGAAATTACAGCCAGCAGGCGGAACAGGCGATGCGGTAACAATTACCGGTCAGGTTGCTGCTGTGGTCGTTTCTAGCCAAAGCTTGGTAATAGCACAATTAGCTTCTGGTGACCCAAAAGTTAGCTACAAAGTAAGTAACGGAGCTGCCGCTGCTGCTATCAATGTTGGCGGCTACCAATTTGCTATCTAATTAAAAGGGGACAGATATTATGGCTTACACAGCACGGATGTTGATTACTAGGGCGTACTATCTGTCTCAAATAGTTAGTCGGCAATTACAAACAGTTTCAGGAGAACAAATCGACGATGGTTTGTTCTTACTGAACGCTTTATTGCAATTTAAAAGTACTGATTTAAGAGAAATACCATACTTCAAACGTGACTCGCTAACACTTCAAGCAGGCGTTGAGGAGTACTTTATCGAAAACTTACTTTATGTGGATGCCATGACATACAATATCGGTGTTGTGCGCTATCCCATGGCGGAACTAACCAGAAAGCAATTTTTCGATACAGCAAGGATTGATGACATTCAAGCGCTGCCGTTTTCATACCGCGTAGAAAGAGAGAAAGGCGGCTCAAGAATTTATTTGTACTTCCTGCCGCAAGGTGATTACATTTTAAAGTTAAGTGGAAAGTTTGGGTTTACAGATGTTACTTTAGATACCGACCTGACGCTTTACTATGATGCTTTTTACATAGAATTTTTGCGTTATCAGCTGGCTGAATACATTTGCTCTGACTATGGCGCAACTTTTCCAGATGAATCAAAATCCAAGTTGCGTGAGATGGAAGAAAAGATTTTGGATGTAAGTCCAGCAGACTTATCCTTGCAAAAGCTTACATTCTTCTCAGGTCAATCACCTTGGGACTGGCAAGCCATCAATCTTTCCAAAGGTTGGTTTCCTTTTTAGTTATTTTGTTAGTTTATTGAACTATATGGGGTGTTTATGCCTGCACCAAATGCAGTACAACAAGTACAAGAAGTTCCGCTAAAAATTGTTGGTGGCTCTAACTTTGGACGTTACCCAAAAATATCCCAAGAACAAACCTGGAATTTTATTGTAAGTGATGACTTTTTAGTGCCATACGCAGGCTACACCACTGCTTTGGAGCTGAATAGCGAAAAAGTGGGTAGAGGTATTTACACGACTTTCAATGGCCAGCTAATGGTAGCGGTTATCGGGAACGCTTTTTACAAAATAAGCAGCAACCCAGTTACAGGCCAATTAGAATCATTTGCTAGAGGAACACTGGATACTTTTGAAGGCGATGTTTATATTGCTGAAAACAACAACGCACAAATCTGTGTGACGGATGGAGCATACATCTATGTTTACAATTGGAGTACTGACGGCCCAATAACAAAAATACCAAATGGCTTGGGAGCTAACGACTACGATTACACAACTTACAGCAACCCTGGGTACATTGCATTTCAAAACGGAAGATTTCTTTTAGCTTGTCAAAATACTAACTACTGGATTTTGTCTGGCTTTAATAATGCTTTTAGCTGGCCCAAAGGCGCATCTAATCCGGAGTTAGTTGGTTCAATTCAAACTAAACCAACACGGATGCAAGCAGCGGTTCCAGTTCCAGGCGGTGGTAATAACTTACTTGTGATGGGCACGAACGTTACTGAAAGTTGGCAGGATGTTGGCGCAGCATTATTCCCTTATCAGAGAGGTACCACGTATAACGTTGACTATGGTTGTTTAAATGCATCCAGTGTTGCGGAGCTTGATAATCTAATTGTTTGGCTTGCAGTTAATGAGCAGTCTGGTCCAGTTATCATGTATGCTACAGGCAGCCAAACTAAAATGATTTCAACGGATGGCATTGATTATGTTTTGTCTAATCTAACAAACCCCTCAAGCTGTACTGGGTTTTTGTTTAGACAAGATGGTCACATGATTTATCAGTTTACTTTTATTGATGACAATATTAGCTATGCTTACGATTTTAATACCGGATTGTTTTTTAATGTTTCCGATGAAAACTTAAATTATCACATAGCAAGACAGGTGGTATTTTTTAACAACGATTATTACTTTGTATCACTAAAAGGCGGGGATGTGTACCGTTTTGGAACACAATATACTGATGCTAATTACACAGTTCGCGGGCCCAAAGAAATACCTCGGATTCGGATAACACCTCCGGTTAGATTACCAACGCAGCGTTATTTTATTGCTAAAAGTTTAGGCTTTACTATCGAAAATGGCCAAAAGAATATTAAGACCATAATACCTGTACAAACACCGTCACAGAGTCAAATTATTGCAACAGAAGCCTATGTTGATATAACAACAGAATTAGGCGTAGGTATTGGTATAGAAGCCACATTCTCCCAGACAACTAGTGTTGTAAATTATTCTGAAGCTGTTGACTTAAGCATCTCTAGAGATGGTGGCGAGTCCTTTGGCTCTAGATGGCGTTTGAACATGAATCCTACCGGACACAGAAAGTCGCGGTTTATTTACCAAAGGTTGGGTATAGTAAATGATGCAACGTTTCAACTTCGATTTAGTGGCTTTGGGCGTTTTGTTTGCACTGATGGTGTATTGGAGATATATCAATGACTACTGTTAGCGATAGAAATGTAACAAGAATACCTAATCTACACATGGGTGAGATGGTAGACGAGAAAGGCTACCCTACTGATGATGAATCCACTTTCCGTCAAGTGTTAATAACCAATTTACAAAGATTATTTGGCAACGAAGGAGTTGTTTTGCCCTCCCTTACAACAGCTGAAATAAATGCAATACAAAACAATGTTGATATACAGGGTAGAAATACATGCGCTTATGGTACGATGGTTTATGACACAACTGTTAATCAAGTTAAAGTTGCAATTAATATTGGCGGCGTACCACAATTTAAAGTACTGCCTTACACACCTTAAGGAAATATCATGGCACAGAATCAAATGTCTAACGAAGCATTAACCAAATTATTAAACATGTTCGGCATGGGAGCAGGTGCCGCCGGTATTGGTGGTGGGCTGTATAATTTATTTGGTGGCGGTCCCGGTATATCAAAAGAAGCCAACAAATATTTGAATCAAATACCTGGAGCAATGCAACCCTACTATCAACCTTACATGGGCGCAGGACAAAACGCTTTAGGTCAGCTCATGGGCCAATACGGACAACTAACCGGCTCGACAGGTGATGTTTACAATAGGTTAGCTGGTGGTTATCAACAAAGCCCCGGCTTCCAATCCGCACTCAAACAAGCTTTGGGCGCAGCAGGTAACCAAGCCGCAGCGGGCGGCATGACTGGAACGCCACAGGCACAATTACAGGCAGCAGACGTTGCAGGAACCTTGAGCCAAAAAGATTTTGGTGATTACATGGGTCGCATGATGGGTTTGTATGGCACTGGCTTACAAGGCATGAGTGGCATCAACCAGATGGGTTATGATGCAAGCACAGGTTATGGCAACATGCTTGGAAGCTTGCTAGGACAGCAGGGTCAATATGCAGCCATGGAAAAAGCCATGCGTAATCAACAACGCGGTCAAGGCATAGGTCAGCTATTTGGCGGCTTAGGCACTTTGTTTGCTAATCCTTTAGGAAGTCTTTTTGGTTCAATCATGGGGGGTAAATAATGGCAATAGGATTTAATTTACCAGGCATACCAAGCCAAATTAGAGGCACCGCCGAAGAAGCGGGAGCCGTACCTGATTTGGGTCAAGCTATGATGCAAGGGTTTCGCAGTAATCTTGAAAACGTACAAGGCTATCCTAGACAGTTAGCGCAACAGTTATTGTCTAATCAGCTAAGAAACAAAATACTAGGCGTACAAGAAAAGTATGCTGAACCCATGGCAAAGACATCTTACGACCAAGCATTAGCTAATTTGCAACATCAAGGCATGGTTAATAAATTCTATCCTGAGTTAATGCGCTCACAATTATCTGGCGCTGGATTGTCGCAGGCGCATCAACGCATGGTAAATGACCAGTTAAAGCGTCAAATAGACCGTCAAAGAACTTATGATAAATTGCTTGAAGAATATCGTAATCAGGGCTTACCTACACAACAAGCGCAGCAATTAGCAGCACAAGCGACCGCACAAGCTCACCCTGAACAACCAATGGAAAGCTTGTCGCAATCTTTGTTGGGCGCAGAAATGCCAGATTACTTATCAAGCATGGCACCACAACAACAAGCTCCTTCCTATGCTGAAGCTTTAGGACAGGCTGCTTATACACCAATGCAGCAACCAAACATAGGATTAAGGTATACGCCATTTGAATTATCAAACAAATTAACTCAACAAGAAATTGCGCGTAAGTTACAAGAAGCCTCTCTTCCAGGCGGCAGCTTAACTTCTTTACAGGCTCCGGTGCAAAGACAAGCCTATGACGCGTTATTTGGAGCACTTAGCCCAGAGGTTACTGCTAGTTTAGGGGCGCAAATGCCGTCAGAAGGCCAAGCTCCAATTACACAAGCCATGCAATTAGCACAAGAGGCACCATCGTATTTACAAAGACCTGAAGAGCCAGTCATGGAGATGCCAGTTGCACAGCCTGCCATGGAGCAGCCACAACAGCCGCAGCCCTATGCTCAACAGTTACAACAAGCCGGATATAACGCAGCCGGAGCCAATCCTGTTTATGCGGCAGAAGATAAACTGTATTTAGAACGTCCTGATTTTAGACAAGAGCTAAAACAGCAGTTCCCAAATATTGGTGTTAAGCAGTTTAATGATTTTCCACGCAATCGCGTTATCACCACCGAAACATTACCAAGTGGCGCGACTAAGACAACAATGCAGCAATTGCCTGGCACGTTGCCAAGCGGCGGTATGCCAACAAAAATTACAGCCGCTGTTTTAAATACACCAGCAGGTAGAAGTGTTTTTAGAAATAATTTAGTTGAAACATACGGAAAAGATAGCCAAGAAGTTAAAGATTTTGATGAGCAAGCCAAAGTAATGTCAGAAAATGAACAATTAGCAAGAGACGTACAAAAACAAAAATTAGAGATTGGCAAAGGCAAATTAGAGGCACAAAAAGAAACTAATGACTTGCGCAGGCAGTCTTTAGAAATACAAAAAAGAAAAGGGTTGGGTAAGGTCGGATTAGCTCTTTCTGATTATTATGATGCTCAGGCTGGATATGTTCCGGGTACAAAAACTAAATTTGCCACACCAGAAGACCAGCAGATAGCAATCAAAACAATTCAAGGCGACATCAACAAGGTTGCCACAGACCCAAGCCAAAGAGCCAAGCTTGTTGCTGCAAGACAAATTGACCAAACAATTAATAATCTAAACGTCGATGACTTGGTAAAATATAGTGGCATTTTTGGCAAAGGCGCATTGACTACAGAGCAACTTAAAAGCGGGCTCAGTTTAGATTCTTCAGAATATCAAAGATATTCTAATGCCGCAAAACAGGCTGAATTATTAGCAAAACAAGTTAGGATGTTTTATGGAGCAAGCATACAGCCAACAGAAACAAAACAACTTAAGCTGTTAACCAATCCTACATCTTGGAGCGCGTCACCAGATACAGCAAAACAAAATTACTTGTCTTTTGTTAATACATTAAAACAAGAAACAGATATTTTGAGAGGTTTTTTTGTTTTTGCCGATAACGCTAATTTTAAAAATAAAATTGATTCTGCTAAAGCGACCAAAGTATCAGATGAATTAAATTCGCTTGAAACAGAGATGCGCAAACGCGGAATACTTTAAGGATTAAGTTATGAGAAATCCCAATGAAATGTCAGATGAAGAATTGATTGCTGCAAGAAATAAGCTTCTTGAAAGGCAGAAAAATTTATCTGGACTGCCTGATAAACAACTTATTGCGCAATATAAGCAATTGGGCGGCCAGGGCGTTCCTAAGGAACAATTAAAACCGCTTTGGCAAAGAGCGGTATCCGCGGAAGCTCAGGGATTGGGAAATGTTATACAAAACATTGGCAAAACAACAGGATTAATTTCTAAAGAAGCTGAGCCATGGAAAATACGCCAAGCGTTAGGCGTGACTACAGAGCCAACTGGTTATGAAAAGTTTGTAACTGGAGCCACTGAAAACGTGCTTCCTTTTGCGTTGCCCGCTTTGCGTTTAGCGAAAGGCGCGGGAGCCTTGGCCAACATAATTAATAGAGGAACTCTTCCTGCTTTATACTATAAATTACAAGGCAAAAGCACCCCGGAGTCGATATCTGAAGGATACGGCGGGGCAGCATTGCCAGAAGTAATAGGGCCGGCCTTGAAAGCGGGGCTAAGCGCAGGAAAACAAATAGTCAAGCCAATCATTAAAGGCGCTAAAGAAGGCTACGCATCAGTTAAAAATCTGCCCGCATATCAACAGGAATTGCAAAATATTGCAAATGCGGAGCAAAACTTAACAAATGAATTATTACCAAACAAATTTGCGCCAGAGGAAGGCAGGACTTTAACACACGAAGAAAATATTTTTAAATTAGCCAATGAAAAACTGACTGAAAAGCAGGCATCATTAGGAAAAGAATACCAAGAATTTAAGTCTTTAAATCAAGATAAAGAAATAACTATGCCAACACATCAAGAGCAGGCTAGTAATATTATCGAACAAATGCAAAAAGAACCAACTTTTTCGGAATTATTTGGTGTTGGGATGGAGCCTGAAGAGCAGGCATACAAAGTAAACAGGCAAATTATTCCCGATGTTCGAAAAGCTAATACATTGTTTGATAATTATCGTTCATTAACTAGATTAGCCCAAAGAGCCATGGGAAAAGCGAGAGCAAAGGGCGTTGATTTAACCCCGGATGAAAGGGCTATTTATGAAGTCGCCTCTCAAAAATACAACAAAATGGCAAATGAACTAGGTGATGTAATTAAAGATGCTGGGTATGGTGAATCTTTGGAAAACATCAAAAAAATAAATAAAAAATATGCTGACGAATATGCGCCAATTTATAAAACAAGTATATATTGGAATATGCTAAAAGAAGGCAAATCTCCAAGTAATTTTTTAAAAGAAATTACAGGGCTTACAGCAGGTAAAAAAATTTTTAGGGATTTAGTAAAAAGCAATCCCGAGTTAAGAAAAGCAGCAATTGGGCAGCATGCTAAGACAAGCGAAGGTTTGGTAGCTAGAGATGAAATCTTAGAGCCTTATTTGCAAGCTGAAAAAGACCTAGCCCAAAGAACAAAAAATTATAAAGAAGCATTAAAAAACAAGCCAAAATTAGAGAAAAAAGTATCCCAAGCTACTAAATTAAAAAATGTCACTCTTGGAGCTGCTGCAACTGGATTGGGTGGCCTGATAGGGGGCGAGGCTTTCAAAATTGGTAGCAAATAATTGTATTGCTAACGAACTAATAGCATAATGTTTTAAAGAAAAAAAAGGACTTAATATGGCGACACCAGCACCCAATTCTTTGTACATTGCATGCTTTCCATTGCAAGAGTACTTTGTTAATAAAGACACTGGCTTTCCGTTGGCTGGAGGCTATGTTCAGTTCTTTAGCGACCCAGCATTTACAGTGCCTAAAGACGTATTTAAACAATCCCTCGTAAACAATACTTGGGACTACACCAACCTTGGTTCAACGTTAGTTTTATCAAGCGTTGGCACGTTTATAGACGATACTGGCGATGACATAATACCTTTCCTTTACCCTTATGACGCCCAAGGAAACATCGAATATTATTTCATCAGAGTATGGAGTGGTGACCCAAATATACAAGGCTCTGTGTTGCAATTTACAAGGCAAGGTTGGCCGCCTAGTTTAACACAAGGTTCCTCGCCTACTGATGTTTTTGAATCATCATACAATTTATTTAGCAACCCGCAGTTTTCTACAGTTAACTTTATAAATGATGTTGGGCAAACTTACCACGAGATTAATGTTAGCGGCAATGGCAGTATCGACGTAGCACCCGGCTGGTCATTGTCTTACGCTGGCTCAGGTAGCCTTAAGTTAAGTCAGCTAGAGTTAACCACCAGTGAAACCACTAACCCTAGTTATGCTTTGCAGATTGAAAGCGCGGCAGGTGTGGCGCCAATTAAACTTACGCAAAGATTAGCCTATTCACCAAGGGTTTTTGAAAACAACTACCTAAGCGTTGCTGTGTTAGCAAAATGTAACAGCACGCAATCTGTTACGGTTACGATTGATTACATCACAAGCACATCTAACTCTAGACAAGTGTTAAATGGACTAACCCTAAACAATAATAAATTTTCTTTGCTTGCCGGTGTGAGTAACGCGCCAGTATTGATTGACGTGACCAATACGAACCCGCCCGCAACTGGTTTTGTAGACATGGTTATGACTGTGCCATCTGGTGTAATTATGCAATTAACCAGCGTGTTTGGATGCACGGTTCAAAACGCATCATCTTTAGTTACAAACGTACAAGAAACCAATGCCCAGCAAACAAACGCAAAGTTTTGGTATTACAAGCCGCAACTAGAGTACAAACCTATTCCTAGTTACACCTTGGGTTGGAATTGGCCTATAAATCCTTGCCAAGAATTAGGAACAACGGTCGCAGCAGTTTCAAATACGCCTGGATTATCACGTTATGTTGCAGATGAAACAATTGTGTTTCAAAATGTAAATAGTGCATTTGCGTGTACTTTTGGGTCATCTGGAATGATTGTAAATAATGCAGCAGACACTAGTTTTGCAATTATCAAGTATTTTGAAGGCGCAAGGGCGCAAACAATTTTAAGTACTCCGTTGTGCGTGCAATTAAAAGCCGGGGGCGCTGCGGCATCTGCTACCGATGTAATAGCAAACGTAAGTATTTATTGGACGGCGGATGCAACTTTACCTGACCTGAAGAGTTCAAATTTTTATAGCCTTGTTAGCGCCGTTAACAATACAACAGGTGTTGCAACAGTTGGTGGCGGTGGTGTTCATGGCAACTGGACTGAATTACCGCGAGGAAACCTAGGCGCAGCTACTGCTAATTTAAAAACTGCAAATGTTCCAACTTATAATTTTTCTGGCTGGCAGGAAGCTAATACCACCCCAAGTACTACAGCTAAATATTGTGCGATTGTAATAAGCGTTAGTAAGTTAACCGCTGGAACAACATGCACCTTTGAGTATTGCACGTTGAACGCTGGCTACATACCAACAAGCCCCGCAGCAACAAGTTTTGGCGAGAATTTGTTAGGATTGCAACAGTTTTATGAAAAAAGTTACAGCTTAGGGGTTCAGCCTAGCGTAACAACCATTGGCGCAAGTTGTTTTATATTTCCAAACGGATTTAATACAGCGTCTTGCCCTGGAACAACGGTATTTTACAAGACACCCAAAAGAAAAATACCTTTTGCTACCAATGGCAATGCAACTGAAAATCTAAGGATTTATTCAACAGCTAATGCAACTCCAGCATGTTTAACCGATAGTGCTGGTACAGATAGAAATATGCAGTCAATAACCTCATCAGCTGGTGGCTTTTGGTTTACATGGAATAGTGTAGGGCTTGTAGGTAATAGTCAAATGACTTTTCAATGGTTGGCTGACGCACGTTTAGGTATACAAAATTAAGGAATCAACATGTCTACAAAATACAACGTTATACGAGATATCAACGGAAGTGTCACAGGTATAAATGGTTACGGCATACAACCAAGCGCCGACATCCAGAACGGCTTATTAGCTGCAACTGTAGCACAAAGCATAACCGTGCCTGACAATTATCCTAAATGGATTGCAATATTTAGTTACCAGTCCGGAAAAAACGTGTTTGTTAGCACAACAGGAACCGCTGCTGTGCCTGCTGGTGCTTTTGGTTCTTCTGCGTCAGTTTTGAATCCTCCGGCTTTGCAGGTAAAAGCGGGTGATACAATAAGTTTAATTACTAATGACACAGGTGGCGCTTTAGTATCAGTGCAATTCCAAGTGATACAAAACTACCAAAATTAGGCGGTGAGACATGTCGATTCCAATTAGTCAGCTCTCTAATGGTGGCTTGCCAAATGGTGACGTAGAGTTCCCAGCAACCAATCCATTAAATACAACGCAATCCGTTAACGGCACAACATTTAAATATTATTTAGTAGATGTACTGCAATACATATTAAATGCTCAAGGCTTTACTACTTACACAAACTGTAGGGTCGCAACAGTTGCTTTGTTAAATGCAACCTATAGTAACGGCACAGCAGGTGTTGGTGCAACACTCACCAATGCAGGCGCACAAGCAGTACTAGCCATAGATGGCATTACTCTAGTTGCAGGCGACCGTGTATTAGTCAAAAACCAGACAAGCACATTCCAAAATGGCATCTACGTTGTCAGCAATATTGGTAGCGCATCAACTAACTGGGTTTTGACTAGAGCTGACGATTATAATCAGTCATCTGAAATTGTTTACTTAGGTGTTGTTGCAATTACTCAAGGCTTAATTAATGCAGGCTTGGTGTTTCAAGAAAACTCACAAGGTCCTTTCGTTATTGGTACAAGCCCGATTACCTTTCAGCAATTGCAAATTGACATCACACTATTGCCTTCCGCAAGCCCCGCTAATAAGATTTTGAGAAGCGATGGAACTTACTGGGTGCAAAGCACAAATGCTTCTCTTGACTCTACCGATAAGCTTTACAACCTATCTGAGTTGCAAGTTGACAATATCAATATTAATGGCAACACAATTAGCTCCACTGACATTGGAGGGAACATTGTCATTACACCTAATACTGTAGGAAGTATAGTATTAGATGGATTGAGCTGGCCTCAGGTTGACGGTACAAATGGTCAAGCCATTACAACAAATGGTGCTGGTCAATTAGGTTGGACATCGTTTGGCGCGCCTTATACGCCCGCTGCCTTAACTTCTGTTAGTGATAGTAACGTCACAATTACATTGGGCGGTACACCGTTAACAGCTTTACTGCAAGCAACAAGCATTACGATGGGCTGGTCGGGATTATTGCCAATTTCCAGAGGCGG